TTACCCCGTTTTTACCCCAACAACGACCCAGTCTTTTCCTCGATCGTCGTTGTATTTATCCGTCATTTTTCTGGACTTGTGCCCCAGCAGTTTCTGAGTATCCAGACCCTGTTCACGATACAGTCGCTCCGATAAAGAACGCTGTTCATGGAAAGTTGGGGGCGTCCCGTATTTCCACTCCAGGCCACTTTTGTCTCTGGCTTTTTTAAAGGTGGATGTCAGGCAACTGCTCGACACTCGATCACCTCTATTAGCCTGGGATGTGGTGTGCCTGAAATGGACAAGGTATTTACTGACAACCGCATCCCGACATTTTGAAATAACATCCCTGAGAGTGAGGCCCAGCACCTCGCATTTAAGATCTAACGGAATAGCCAGACGAGAACCTGTTTTTTCCTGCTCGATATGGAGCATGTCATCCCATACATCGGTGAACTTCATATTGCATATGTCACCAAGACGCTGGCCAGTGATTAGGGCTAATAACATTCCGCACTGAAGATAAGGCTGCTGCTGTTCCGCCGTCTTATAAATAACGCTCCATTCTTCAAAGGAAAGACGCTGCCTTGTTATTCTATTTCTCGGCTGCTTAGTGGCTTGCGCCGGATTGTATCCGGGGGCAACGTGTCCGGCATGTTGCGCCTCTTTAAAAACATCGATGAGCACCATTCTAACTACCTGAGCCATGCGATTGTGGCCTTCGGCTTTAATGGCATCAGTTATTTCTGCAATATCGAGAGCTGAAATATCCTTTAGATGTTGCAGGCCGCAGTGTTCTCTGAATAAACGGACAGGCTTACCTTTTTGAAGAAAGGAGTTTGGTTTAAGCTCGTTATTTTTAAGCCTTTCCTCCTGAATGCCTATGTATTTATCGAGCCACTCAGTAACCGTAATATCAGTGCGCCTGCCTTTCATCCGTGCCAGGCGATCATTCACGCTCAAGATCTGCCTAGTTCGCTGTTCAGCTATTATTATGTTAGCTTCTGTGGCGACTTGTTTAGCCTCGGATTCATCGGTTCCAAGGCTGTGAAAACGACCTGAAATAGGATGTTTATATTGCCAATATACCTTACCGGTGCGCTTATCCAATTTGCAGTACAGGTTAGGGATTGGTATTTTGTGAGTGCGTGGTCTAGCAGCCATCAGCAATTATCCGTTGTAATCTTGGGCTGGCCGAAGTCGGAATTTTCGGTTCTGCAAGCATCCCGACAAATCGGGCATTACGATCAACCATCCAGCAGCGACCAACCTTAATTGCTGGAGGAGCCATCATTTTTCCCTTTGCATATTTTTTCAATATGCGTTCACTTGGTGCTTGCTCTCCAAATTCCTCTTTTGCCCAGTCAAGTAAGGGGATCATTCGCGACATTATTTTCTCCATACAACCCGGCTGCACCCGGGCTTACAAAATTATAATTTACTGCTGGCTGGCATAAGTGGGACAGCATAGAGCGGACCAGGCGCAACATCGTGATGACGCCATCGGATATCGCAGGTTCTTTCCTCGTTCGGCGATGACCATACCACGACGTCAGCCACAGGCTCAGCATCAAACGCCGCAATAGCCCCATCAATCACCTTCACAGCATCAGCCATTGCGTAGCCGAGATTTCCGCCGTCGCTTTGTGCTGCTGCTTTGCTGAGTATTTCTCTTATCTGGAGCAGGCGATTGAGTGATACAGGACCGTGCGCCGGGTGGTTAGTTTTCATGGGTTAGTCCGTCCAGTAAGTAAGTTCTTCCGCCAGGCGGTCATCTGCTTCGGCTTGGTTAGGGATATCAGCATCGGTTTCTATGCTGGCTCCGGCAAAATCACGAGCACAAGCTTTGCGGTGTTTACGATTGCCCATGCCCCATTCTGGATTTTTAAGCTCTTTGTTCCATGCCCGTAGCATGAGTTTCATTGGTGACTTTGACATCTCATTCCCCCTTCACGCCAATGCCAGCGGCGCGGAGTGCTTCTATGAAAATATCAAGCCCCTGATTAAATCCGATAGCCTCATAAAACTGTTTTGTGTGCATGTCCGGTGAATTGCGATATTGGGGCAGCGTCACTGTCCGCGCCTCCAGTTCTGCTATGCGCTGCCGAGCAGACTGATAAGCATCGATAACCACGTCCAACAATTGCCCGTCACACAGCAGTTTGCTAAGTTCAGGCTTCCACGCTACGCAGTCATCATCCGGGTCCTGCATGTTGTAGACGTAAGTATCAAAGGCACCAATAAAGCGCCCGAATCCACCTTTGTCGTCTACAAGCACTTGCCAGGCGCGGAGAAGAAACAGTTTTTGGTTACGATCTAAATCCGTTCGGGATAGCTCATCAGCGATAATGCTGCTTTCACTACCGTGCCAGCGAGCGTCATTGCGTTGTGCCGCATGAAACAACTTCCAGAAATAATCGGTTTCTTTCTGGTCAGGACGGCATTGCTTAATTGTATGCACTGTCATGCTGCACGCTCCTGTTTGTTAAGTTCGGTCATTGGACTGTTCCTTTTCTGACTCTGCTCAATAACTGGTTAAACATCATGGTTAGGCTGTTACTGCACCCAAACGGCATATCGTTAACACGGTATGTTGGAATGCCCTTGCGAACACCAGACTTCACGATCCGGCCGGTGCCATAGAGTTGCGATAATGCGCCAGCGACCGCGGGCGTCGTTTTGTTCATACCTTTGGCGATTTCACCGCTGGTGGTATTCGGATGAGCCTGGAGATATTCAAATACGGTCATGGCGTTTTACCTTTACGTTCCTGTTCCAGTTGCACCAGAGACTCTTTTAATGCTGCGAACGTAGCTTCCAGTCTGGTGGCTACTTCGCGCATAAGCGGTGCATGCTTTGGTGGCAATTCAGCAACGGAGGCAAAAGCCTCCGCAACGAGTTCTTTTACCTTCATGCGGCGCATTGGCGCAGCTCCACAAGTTCGTTAAAGCGATTCATGAACAGGCCATAGGCTTGACCAGGACGGAGGGGGATAACCTGAACGAGATCAGAGCAGGGAATACCTTCAAGAATTTGCCACTTCGAACCGTCATCTATTTCCAGATCACGGCGCTCGGTAGCTAACATGGTTAGATCGGCATATTTCACGACGGCAGCTTGCTCAAGCTGGATACCGAATTTAAAGCGGATAAGACCATCAATATAAGTTTCCATGCGCTGGTAGTCAGGCAGCAAGGCTTTAAGCGGGGCCGGAATATCCTGGCAATATGCCTCCGCAGCGTCGTGCATCAGCGCTTCAAAGGCGAACTCTGGCGGCACAATCTGGCTTACAAGCACAGAGTGCTGAGCCACGCTATAGAACTCTGGGAGATGCCCAGCGAATCGACAGATGTTGGAAAGAGTAGTCGCGATATCCTCAACATCGATATCGTCGATTGTGGCGGTCAGGTAGTTAAATTTTTTACCGGATAATGTCTGAATGTAGCTCATGGTTTTCTCCATATTGGCGCGCTGCACCGCGCAGATTTTGGTTGCAAGAATCCCTCGCCGGGTGGCGATAATTAATGGAATTACGCTTCAATAAATCCCCGCGGCGCCGGGGATTTAATGCAGAGCAATTAGGCTTTAAAGTTACCGATGAAAGTTTCCACTGATTCACCTTCGAACTTGCTGATCAGCAAATCGCGGAATTCGTTGGCGATCTCTTCTTCCTGGGCTTCAAGTTGGACGATGCGCAGAACAAAGCAGGGTTCATCGCTGGTCAGCAGGCTGTTACGCAAGCTAAAGCGGCGTTCGCCCAGACCTTCATACGGCACACATTTGAACTCGAACGCCACAGGCATTACGTCTTTGCTGCTTGCTTCAACGCTTTGCATCAGCGATTTTTTACCAGCGAAATCACCAGTTTCATGGTCCTGCTGGGTTGCTTGCTGAATAGTGATACGACGCACAGCCTGAGCCGCCTGGGAAATCTGCATCGTATTGCCATCAGCATCAAACGCCAGAAGGTAATCGCTCCAGTCTTCCAGCCATTCAGCGATTTGCTTTTGATTCAGACGTTGACCATCGATCTGCAGTAACGCGCGGAACGGGGCGGTTTTCTTCAGGGTGATCGAAGCAACGTTATCGGCGTGACCGGGATTATCCAGGGTGCCGATGTTGAACACTGAACGAGCGGTCATGTTGTCAGCATCAATGAAGCAACGGGCTGGATCGCTGGCGCTGGCGTAACCTTTAGAATAACGTGCGAAATCATCAATACTGGTTGTTGTCATTGCACCACGAAATCGGAAACGCTCCAGAGAGAAGCGCTCGAGGCTTTCAACGCCAGTACCCTCTGGCAGTAATGCGGTCGGGCAAGCCAGGCCATGAATATCATTCAGGTGATAACCGGAAAGAACCAGGTCTTTGACCTGCTTGAAGGTACCGCTGTCTAACTGAGACATAAAAATTCCTTATTAACTGATGATCAAAGTGGTATCAGTGAGTTTGTTGTTGCGGATCACTGAGCCGCTTTAAGCTTTCCATCCACCGCGCCAGTGATCCCGAACAGCTGACCCTGATCTTCCTGCAGGATGGTTAGCTTCCCGCCTTTGTTGACCCACATCGGGGTTTCGGTTGTGTCCTCTTCTGAGGCTTTACCACGCGGTGTTGGGGTGCTGTAGTTCAGCTTGTGCTTGATCTTGACGCGCTTCTCTTCAACGGAATTACCCATGCGCTCAAAATCAAATGTGAGGACTACTTTGCCTTTGTTGCCGTTGTTCAGAACGCCAAGCGCGGTGGTATTAAGTGCTGCCGCGATTTTGTTCATGAACACGCCGGCATCCAGTTCGCCAAGAAAATCTGGCACTACGGTCATGCGGTCATTACTCATGGTTTTACCCTCGTTAAGGCGGCTGCCACCGCCGAACTTTCTCCATACACAACAGAGAAGGGCACCTGCATTGGTCGGCGGCTTGCAGAGACCGCTTTCTTTTGCCCGGGTGGATTGGGTTATGAGCCCGTCGCCCGGTGATGCCATTTTCTGTTGTGCCCTGAAAAAGGCTGGCGGTTACCGGACAAACGGGAAAACACCGGGCCGCCAGAATATTGATACAAGGCATTTGTTATCTTCACCAAACGTACCAATGATTACGTTTGATGATTTAAATGTACCTTTAGTTACCTTTTGGGTCAAGCGGGCAATGTACTTTATGTTACTTTTGGGAATGTAAAAAAGCCGAGGCTATGCTCGGCTCTTAATTTTGAAGGGGTTAGATGTTTTGAGTGATTTGTACAACTTTTCCGACAATGCGACAGTTGCCATCAATTTGGATTGGCTTAAATAACGGATTCAGTGGCATTAGGTATGAGTAGGGGCTATCCCAAACTAATTTTTTAACCGTTGCTTCTGATGTCCCATCCAATATAGCAACGACTATTTTCCCATATAGATCATCAAGCTGTCCATAATGGGGCTCGACTATAACAATAGAACCTTCAGGTATAGATGGAAGTCCTTGCGGGTTAGTCATCGACTCCCCGCGGACTACTAACCCAAACGCTTCATCCGATACATTTGCAGTTGTTTGAGTCCAGGAAATCACGTCTGTAAGTCTTGAGCAGGCATAGCTATCCGTCCATAAACCAGCTTGAACTGCCGATATGATCGGTACAGCTACAGGAGGTTTCAGAAAAGGCACGACGCGCGTGTCGTCAATGGCCTCATCACCGCTTCCATAGAGTATCCACTCTGGTGTTGTTGATAGAGCCTGAGCCAACTGGTGAAGGTTCTCACCATCAGGCTTTGTCGTGCCGTTTTCCCATTTTGTAACCGATACACGGCTTACACCAAGCTTTTTAGCCAGTGCTAATTGGGTTATATCCAGCTGGATTCGTCTGGATCTGATGCGGTCTTTCATCTCTGTTTTCATGTAACCAATGTTACACCCTTTGCTTGTAACTGTTGTTTGCTATTTAATGTACCTTTTGTTACCTTTAGTTCATTCATAACACCGGAGGAACTATGTATAAGTCCGAAGTCGTAAAGCATTTTGGCGGTATCTCTAAAACCGCTGTTGCTTTGAATATCTCACACCCTGCCGTATGTCGTTGGGGAAAGGTCATCCCTGAGAAGCAAGCCTTCGTAATAGAGAGAATTACTAATGGGACACTTAAGTATGACGCATCCCTATATCACAAGGTTACAGGCGTATCAGCTAACCAGTAACCACAGGAAAAAGGAGTAAGCCGTGGGTAACGAACCTATTTGGAAAGTTGAACGTCAGCCAGCCTGGCTGGTGGTAGCGATTAAAAAAACGATTACCGATCTGCCTGGTGGTTATGCCGAGGCGGCGGAATGGTTGGGCGTGACAGAGAACGCATTGTTTAACCGCCTTCGTGTTGACGGCGACCAAATCTTCCCGCTGGGCTGGGCAATGGTTTTACAACGTGCTGGTGGTTCAACTCATATTGCTGATGCCGTTGCGCGCCATTCTCAGGGCGTATTTGTACCGCTGGCAGACGTTGATGATCTGGATAACGCCGATATAAACCAGCGCCTGATGGAGTCCATTGAATGGATAGGTCGTCATTCTAATTTTGTACGTAAAGCCACGGCTGATGGGGTAATTGACGCAGATGAGCGTGCTCAAATTGAGGAAAACAGCTATCAGGTTATCGCGAAGTTCCAGGAGCACGTAACGCTTCTTTATCGAGTTTTTTGTGTCGCTGAAAAGAGTGACGCCCGCGAGTGTGCAGCTCCGGGCGCCTTGGCGAACAACTCTTCGAGTATGGAGAAATAATCCGCATGAGCAGTTTAACGGCTTTTAACCGTCTACCGCAACTCAGGATGATCCCGGTTTCGGGTACTCCGTTGTTTCGGTATGAACGCAGATTATCAAACCGCTGGGTTCCGTGTAACCACAGTAGGGCGGTTTCAATTGTGGGGGTCTACAACCGGAGGGCAAAACGCCTGTGCGCGAACTTAACCGAAGGTTCAAAGACCACCGCGGAGTGCAAGTCCGTGTTATCCGCTGGGAGCCAGAAACACAGCGCGTTATCTATCTGCGTGATGGCTACCCGCACGAATGCTTCAGCCCACTTGAGCATTTCAGGCAAAAGTTCAGGGAGATAACGGACGATCATGAGCACTAAATTAACCGGCTACGTATGGGATGGTTGCGCGGCGTCGGGCATGAAGTTGTCTAGTGTCGCGATCATGGCTCGCCTTGCTGATTTCAGCAGCGATGAGGGGGTGTGCTGGCCGTCCATTGAAACTATCGCTCGCCAGCTTGGCGCAGGGCCGAGCACTATCAGAACGGCAATCGCTAAGCTTGAAAAAGATGGCTGGCTCACGCGTACACAGCGCCGTAATGGTAACCGTAATGCGTCGAACGTTTACCGCCTGAATGTGGCGAAACTTCAGGCTGCTGCATTTTCTCAACTGTCAGATTCTGACACGTCAAAATCTGACGCATCAAAATTTGACGCCTCAAAAGCTGACCCGTCGAAATCTGGAAAAAACGGCGGTTTTGACCCGTCAGAATCTGGCGGGGATCCGTCAGTAAAATCAACACAAGATCCACAAGTAACTTCAAAACCCTCTTGTCCGGTTGCGGCGCAACCAGACCCTGAAGTCGTGATTACTGACCAGGCGATTTTGGTTTTGTCCCATTTGAACCAGATCAGCGGATCCCGGTATCAGAAATCAAAAACATCCCTGGAGAACATTCGTGCCCGACTGCGTGAGGGGTACAGCGTTGCAGACCTGCAACTGGTTATCGACCTGAAGCATGAGCACTGGCACGAGAACGATGAGCAGTACCAGTACATGAGGCCGGAAACGCTGTTTGGCCCGAAGAAATTCGAGAGCTATCTGCAAAGTGCTACCCGCTGGGATCAGAAGGGACGGCCTAAACGCGCTGACTGGGGTGCGAAAAAGCGCGATGTGATGGCTTTTGGTCCGGTTGATACAACGATTCCTGCGGGGTTCAGAGGATGACGTTAAACAAATATTGCCAGGCGCTGGCGGCACTACGTAGCCAACCAGCCCATGAATTGAAAGAAGTTGGCGATCAGTGGCGGACACCGGATCTGCTTTTCTGGGGTATCAACGCGCTATTTGGACCATTAGTTCTGGACTTGTTTGCTGACGACGACAACGCGAAGTGCCCGGCATGGTACACCGCCGAAGATAATGCGCTGACGCAGGACTGGTCTGAACGTCTTGCTGAACTGGGTGGCGCTGGTTATGGCAACCCACCGTATAGCCGTTCGCAGTACCACGAGAAACAGGCGATCACCGGCATGACGCACATCATGAACTACGCAGCAGCCCAGCGCGAAAAGGGCGGTCGCTATGTATTCCTGATAAAAGCTGCACCGAGCGAAACGTGGTGGCCGGAAGATGCCGATCATATTGTATTCATTCGCGGGCGCATTGGGTTCGATCTGCCTGTGTGGTTTGTACCTGCTGACGAAATTGACGTGGATCCGGTAGCTGCCACCGGCGGTAATCCTGTCGGCCTGGCATGGTTTAGCCCGGACTGCCGACACTTCTCGAAGGCAAAAGGCGCAAAGCCAGTGAAAAAAGAGATACGCGGTCTTGCCTGGATTGTTCTGCGTTGGGCACTGGCGAAGAGGCCGCGCGTGATGATGCTGGAGAACGTGGAAGAGTTCAAAACGTGGGGACCGCTGCTGGCCGATGAAATGCGTCCGGATCCTGCCCGCACTGGCGAAACATTCAATGCATTTGTCGGCATGCTGTCCACTGGCATTCCTGCTGACCACCCGGCACTGTCAGAGGTTTGTGAGTTTCTGTCTATTGAAAGAGGTAGCGAGCAGGCGCAACAGCTGGTGGATGGGCTTGGATATGATGTTGATTATCGCGAACTACGCGCGTGTGATTACGGCGCGCCGACGATCCGCAAACGCTTCTTCATGGTTATGCGCTGCGATGGCTGCCCAATCCAGTGGCCTGCTGTTACCCATGGGGATCCTAAGTCTCTGGAGGTGCAGAGCGGCAGGCTGATGCCATGGCGTACCGCTGCGGAATGTATCGACTGGAATGTCCCAGCCCTGTCCATCTTCGACCGCAAAAAACCGCTGGCGGAGAACACTCTGAAGCGGATCGCGCGCGGCATACAGCGCTTTGTTATCGAAAGTGCGTCGCCGTTTATCGTGAAGTGTAACCACACAAGCTCTAAAAATTCGTATGACGCTTTTCGCGGGCAGTCGCTGAATGAGCCATTACAGACCATTACTAAAAAACTCGGCTACGCGTTAGCCGTTCCACACCTGACAAAATTCCGCACTGGCGCAACCGGGCAGCCCGTTACCGAACCTGTCCCGACGGTAACCGCTGGCACATCAAAACGTCCAGGTGGCAATGGGCATGCACTCGGGATTGTTGAGGCTGCACTGACGCCATTCCTGGCGGGTAATGGTGGGAGTGAATACCAGGCTAAACCGCGCCCGCTGGATAAACCTGCTCATACCATTCTGAAGCAATCCCGCGCCTGTCTTGTTGCGCCAGTGATAGCCCGCCAGTTTGGGGCCAGCGTCGGCCACCGGGCAGACGAACCGAGCGCAACCATCACCGCTGGTGGTGGCGGTAAATCTCAACTGGTAACGCCTACGCTGATCCAGATGGGTTATGGCGAACGACCTGGACAAGAACCGCGTGTGCTGCGGCTGGATAACCCGCTGGGGACCGTTACTGCAGGTGGAAATAAATTCGCGACGGTGAGCGCGTTCCTGGCAAAACACTACGGCGGTAACTATACGGGGCCGGGTGTCAGTATGGATGAGCCCGCGCACTCAGTGACCACTGTCGACCATCATGCAGTAGTTGCCTCTCATCTGGTGAAACTGCGTGGAACATGCCGCGACGGGCAACGCCTTGATGTGCCCATGCCAACAATCACCGCTGGTGGCCAGCACGTGGGTGAGGTACGCACATTTCTTGAGACGTATTGCGGGGAAAGTGACGATGAATGGTTGGTAACGATCGATGGGTTTAAATACCAGATCGTTGATATCGGAATGCGCATGTTGCAGCCGCATGAACTCTATAAAGCGCAGGGCTTCCCGGATGGATACGTTATTGATCAGGACTACCGTGGAAATCGCTATGCAAAAGATAAGCAGGTAGCCCGCTGCGGTAATGCGGTACCACCACCATTCGCCAGGGCGCTGGTGGAGGCAAATCTTCCGGAACTGTGTGCAGTGCAACAACAGGAGGTGGCATGAAACTTGTGCTCCCGTTCCCTCCGAGCGTGAACACTTACTGGCGCGCCCCTAACAAGGGGCCGCTGGCCGGACGTCACCTCATTAGCGCTGATGGTCGTAAATACCAGAGCGCTGCCTGCGTGGCGATCATTGAGCAATTACGACGTCTCCCGAAGCCATCGACTGAACTGGCAGCGGTAGAAATCACTCTGTACCCGCCGGATGCGCGCCGCCGGGATATCGATAATTACAACAAAGCCCTGTTTGACGCGCTGACGCATGCGGGTGTCTGGGAAGACGACAGCCAGATTAAGCGCATGCTGGTGGAATGGGGACCCGTAGTGCCGAAAGGTCGGGTAGAGATAACGATCAGCAGATATGAACCGGCGGGTGCAGCCGCCTGATATGGAGAAAAGTATGAGCCAGTTAATCGTGAATGGTGTAGTAACAATGTCCAGCCGTGATATTGCGGATCTGGTTCAGAGTAAACACAGTGACGTGAAACGCTCGGCTGAGCGTCTTGTTGCTGCGGGAATTTTAACCGCGCCATTGGCGCAGTTCGATTTTGAGCATAACGGTAATGTGTACCAGGAGTATCGTTTTAACAAACGCGACTCTCTGGTGATTGTTGCCAGATTGTCACCTGAATTTACCGCCGCGGTCGTCGATCGCTGGCAGGAACTGGAAGAAGGGCAGAGTGTCAGTGTTCCTCGCTCACTGCCGGAAGCGCTTCGCCTGGCTGCTGATTTAGCCGAGCAGAAAGAGCAACTGACCATCCAGCTGGCAGCCGCGGCGCCAAAGGTGGAGTTTGTTGATCGTTATTGCTCTGCAAAAGGCTCCATGTCATTCCGGCAGGTAGCCAAATTGCTTAACGCAAAAGAAACCGAGTTCCGCCTGTTCCTCATTGAACGCAATATCCTGTATCGCCTCGGCGGCACACTTACCCCCATGGCGCAGCATATTTCCGCGGGGAGATTTGAAGTTAAGACCGGAACATCGAGCACATCCAATCACGCCTTCAGCCAGACGCGTTTCACTGCCAAGGGAGTGCGCTGGATTGGTGGGTTGTGGGCTGAACATATTGCAGGGGGGCAGGCGGCGTGAGGGCTTTGTTAACTCCTGAAGTCGCCCATCGCATGGGGATTGTGTTGTTTCGTCCCGGCGCGGAACTAATGCACCTCTTCATGCGCGGTCGCGTTCTTCTCGAACCTGAACCAGAAGAAATGGTGTCATTCAGTACAGGGGCTGTTCCCGCCGCCATTCAGCCGCTGGCTGATGATCCGGTAATGCGGCAGGTCTTCGGGAATGAGCGGGTTATTCAGCGTGCCGGCGGGCTTCCTTCCCTTGAGCAGTGGCTGAGTTTACGGTTTGAATGCCAGTGGCCACATTCATCGTGGCACGACAAGAACTTCACAACAATGCGGCACCCACCAGGAAGCATTCGTCTGTGCTGGCATTGCGATCACACTTTGTCCGGGCAGCATACCGAACAGCTTGCAGGTATAGCGGCAGGAAACCTGGTATCCTGGATTCTGGAAGTTATTCGTCGCGATTCTGGTTTTCCCGAGTCGCATGTACTGACGTTGCCGGAAATGTGCTGGTGGCTGGTCAGGAACGACCTGGCTGATGTTATTCCGGAAAGCGTTGCGCACAAGGGGCTACGCCTTCCGGATGAGAAGCTCCGCTCTGTTATGAGGGAAAGCGACATTGTGCCTTCCGTGTCAGCAGCCAGCCTCGTGCAGGAGAAGGCGAAGAAGATCCTCACGCTCTCTGTTGATCCTGAGTCGCCAGAGTCTTTCATGCTCAGGCCAAAACGTCGCCGCTGGGTAAATGAGACGTACACACGCTGGGTTAAAACACAACCCTGCGTATGTTGCAATAAACCAGCAGACGACCCCCACCACCTGATTGGCCACGGGCAGGGTGGAATGGGTACAAAAGCACACGACTTGTTTGTGATACCGCTGTGCAGAGCACATCACAACGAGTTGCATGCTGATCTCGTGGCATTTGAAGCGAAATACGATGACCAATTGGTATTGGTTTTTCGGGTTATAGATCGAGCGCTGGCAATTGGCGTGCTGGCATAAATGGAGAAAGCTTAATGATTAATCCTTCTGAAGTTGGTAGGGCTGGTGAAATGGTGCGCCTCCGCACTCTGGAAAGTATCTGGATACAGGGAAAGCTGCGTATGTGGGGCCGCTGGTCTTACATCGGCGGTGGTAGTGGTGGAAACATGTTTAACCAGCTCCTGGCATCTGGAAAAATTACCAAAACTGCAATCAACGAAGCGCTGCGCCGGATGAAGAAAGCGGGTATCAGCAAACCCGAACTGGAAGCGTTCTTCAAAGAGATTCTGGAAGGGAAGAATAAAAGCGGTCTGGCGTTCTGTACCGATGAAGAAGCGCTGGCCATCAACGCTGTACTCAGCGGTATCCTTGTGCAGTCAGGGCATAAGAAGTTATATGCTCTTATTGAAGATCGTTATATCAAGCGCCTGAGCAAAAAGGCGATGGCAAGAGACCTAAATGAAAAGCATCCTGAATGGTGTCTGCGAACCTGTGAAAGCCGGGTTGATGTTTGGCTAAATGTAGCAGAATCGATGCTATACAAACCAATGTGTGACGCATTCGGCACAAATAGCGACAGATTCTACTTGAATGGTTGCGCGGAAAATGCTTAAATTGTGTTAAGCTCGGGACGTTAAAGCGAACTGAGCAACAGAACAAAAAGAAACCCGCCATCGTGCGGGTTTTTTTGTGTGACCACAAATGGATTAATCATTTTTTGGTAGTAATATAATTGTCTGACCTCTTTCTGCGGAACAGACAAATGTTGATTTTTGAATTAACTAAGCCCGGTAGCAACCTTAATTATGAAGACAGGGAACTAAGTTGGAAATTTGAAAGACTGTTAAGTCATTTAGAAACGGCCTTTTATGATGCTAACGTCGCATTAAATTTATTTAATGGCGAAAGGGTTAACAGATCAGGTAGGGGAGTTCAAAACCCTGAGCAGTGGCAGAATGATTTCCAAAAACGTCAGGTTTTAGAACAGCAGGTGAGAGATGAATTGGGTATAAGCCCCTATGAAGGTTACGAAGAAGTAAGGTTTGAGGTTGATGTTCGCTTAAAAAAGGATAGATGGCGTAACGGAGACGCTCCATTAATCCATGAACAGAGAATCATTTTTTTACATGCCAAATCATTTCTGAATGCTCTGGACACCATTGATAAATTTATAAAAGTTCTTTCCGAAGAAGATGGTGCGCCAGCAAAAATAAAACAGTTACATGCTCAGGTAGCTAATGATTTTCCCCACTTGAGGGCGGTGAGGAATTCAGCTCAACACTTAGAAGATAGGGCGCGAGGCCTCGGTGCGGGAAAGGTTCCGAAACCGTTGAAACTCCAGCCTATGGATAATGGTTTCGTTGTTGCCCCTCAGGGTGCATTAATGCTGAGTAACTTATTCGGTACCAAGCTTGGGTATACGATGGCTGACGGGCATCATGGTGAAGTAGATGTGTCAGAAGAATCAATGTTGAAAATATCAGCAATAATTCAAGATGTTTTCAACTCTTTCTCGTGGATTGGACCGCCACAACATTTACCAAGATAATATTATTATCAATAAATCTATGAAGGCTGCCCACGGGCGGCCTTTTTTGTTTCCCCTCATTCTGAGAGGACTCACGGTAATTAAGAGGGGGCTAAATGTCCGATCCGATTTCTGGTACTGGGCTGGCTGGCGGTGTCCTTACGGGGGCCAGCGTCTATGGATTTCTGTCCGGAACCGACTACGGCGTGGTGTTTGGCGCATTTGCCGGAGCTGTATTTTACATTGCAACGGCTGCGGACCTTAGCGCAGCACGTCGGCTGGCGTATTTTGTCGTGTCTTACATCGCTGGGATTATCTGCTCTGGGCTGGTGGGTGCAAAGTTGGCTGACTGGACTGGTTACAGTGATAAGCCTCTGGATGCCATCGGTGCCGTAATCGTTTCGGCTTTAGCTGTCAAAATCCTGACGTTCCTGAACAACCAGGATGTCGGCTCGCTGGTGGCGCTGATAACGCGCCGGGGAGGTTCAGGTGGTACTAAATGACCCATCGGCAACAATTAACGCGCTGCTTTGCGCTGGGGTAGTGCTGACCCTGATGTTTTATCGTCGCGGCGACTCCCGACATCGACCGTGGATATCTCGCTTAGCGTGGCTGCTTACGGTCATCTACAGCGCAGTTCCGCTGGCGTATCTGTGCGGTATCTACCCTTATTCATCGTGGGCCAGTATCGGGGCCAACATTATTTTCCTGTCTGTGCTGATCGCCGTTAGAGGCAATGTGGCGCGGCTTATTGATGCTGTTCACAAATAAAAAAGCGAGTCGCAACGACATCGCTACAACCCGCAAAGTAGATAGAATCATTAGGATTTATCTTAAGTCTCATTGTGACTTAAATTAAATTGAATTTCATCATCTTAGGTGAATTCTAATCCCTACCATTAATAGTGGTTTAATCAGGTACACATATGAACCAATCACAATTTCAGCAGGCGGCTGGTATCAGCGCCGGGCTTTCTGCACGCTGGTTTCCGCACATTGATGCGGCAATGAAAGAGTTTGGAATTACAGCGGTTAATGATCAGGCCATGTTCATTGCACAAGTTGGGCATGAATCCAATGGCTTTACTTCGCTGGTAGAGAACTTTAACTACTCGGTTGAAGGGCTGAAGAAAACCTTCGGTAAGCGCCTGACGCCGTATCAGTGCGAAATGCTGGGGCGTGTCGATGGTAAACAGGTCGCTCACCAGCCACAAATAGCCAATCTGGTTTATGGTGACCGCATGGGGAATAACAGTCAGGGTGATGGCTGGAAATATCGCGGTCGTGGCCTGCTGCAAATCACTGGTCGTGAGAACTACACCAAATGCGGTGCAGCGCTGAGGCTTGACCTTGTCAGTACACCGGAACTGCTAACGCAAGAGCGACATGCGGCCCGTTCGGCGGCATGGTACTTCACGTTACGTGGTTGCCTTCTATATTCGGGGGATGTTGAGCGCGTCACGCAGATAATTAACGGCGGGCAGAACGGCATTAAAGACCGCCGTGAACGTTACGCCAAAGCTAAAGCCGCACTGGTGTGAGGTCACAATGGGACTTGAAATGATTATTGGCCTGGTTGTTGCCGCGCTGGCAGCAATTGCAGGTGCCTTTGGTCTGGGTAAATCTCGCGGTACTAGCATCGCCGAAACAAAAGCGGACCAGCAGCGCACTGAAGAACGTGCAGCAGCTACTAAAGCGATAGCCGAGCGCCGGGTAGAAACAACAAAAGGGGCCAGGGATGTACAGCAGACTGTTAATCATCTTCCTGATGACGATGTTGACCGTGAGTTGCGCGAAAGCTTTACCCGCAAAACCTGAAGTAACGGACACTGCCTGTGACTGGGTAAACATCATCTATCTCACAGAGCACGATATTGCCGTGCTGGATAAACAGACGAAAAAAGACATTCTGGCGCACAACAAATCAGTACAGGCCAACTGCCAGCAACAAACTGAAAAGGCCATGAAATTATTACAATAATCGGAACAATTCTGGTTTGGACGCTTATTGCTGCAGGTGGTTTTGCAGGGCCGTTGTGCGCCTTTGTCGGCTTCATGGCCCTCATCAATTTACCCCGGCACTAACGAATAAAAACAAGCCTACGTCATTTAGTAGTTTTTAGATGTCTAGAGATTGAAAATTTGATAAATGCCCTTATAGATTAGTTGCGCTATATGTGCGCGTTACTATTGGGGCAGTGCCATGGAAACTGTTAATGTGAAATTTCGGGTTGTGATTACTTTTGATATCACAGTTGGACAGCGTACTGGGATGTATAAAAAAGTTAGCGACTTGCTTGGCGAAAATGGCTTTGAAAAGCAAAGTCCATCTGGAGAAGACTTACCGGAGAATGTTTACACTGGGGTCACTAGCCGAGGCGTACAAAGAAATGATGGTGTATTCAGCGCTACATCTCTTAAAAATGCATCTACCAATATTTGCAATCAGATAGTTAAACTGCTTGCTGATTTTTTTAATCAGAGCGACATTGATAGTACAATTTTTGTTCACGCCAGTCGGTTAGACACATCCTCAACAGTGCTTGAATGATCCTCTGGGCACACAATCCTCATATATGGATTGTGTTTTATAGCAGGCATTCACTGAGTGCCTGTGATAATGCTAAAATATCCCGTCACTTACGGAGGGATCATGTCAACAGCTGATAAAATTGCCTTGTTTTCAATGATAGGGACAACCGTTTCTGCCATTGTGTCAATGATAACCTTATTTTTTGCAAAAATTGCTTTAAACACTTGGAGACACCAAGAGGTTTTGAAATCTAAGAAAGATTTCAAAATGGCATTGTTAGAACTTAAGTTTGTAACCCTTTGGCAACCTGATGAAATTGATCCAGTACAACTTAGGGTCGGAAGAAATCTTCTTTATAGTGAAAATGAGCTGAGAAAAACTAAGCTTCTAGACGAGCAAATAAACGCTTTTAAAGGTCTGGCGAAAGAATTTGAAAAGTTAGAAGATTCTATGCAAATGTGTGCTAGATATTGGTTTGCTACGGAAAAATTATTTAAAGATACTGATGTTGAAAAATTATGGGCCAATATTATGTCGGCATATAATGAATATACTCAAGGGAAGAGAAATCAAGATTATTTCATCAGGCATTTAGATGAACTAATTAAAGTAGATCTTTACTTTGTTTCTGCGTCCTAAAATTCGCTAGTACTAAATCGCAGCCTCGCGATAGTGGGGCTTTTTTAGGTGCATCGCACGCATACATCAAAGAAAGTCTTTCAGTAGTGAGCTCGAGTAATCAGTTAACTCTTGGCGGCTTTGCCGTGCGACAGACTCACGTAGGTCATCATGATGGAATGTTTCCCTGGTGGTGTGATCTGGCAGCGGCGCCGTTGATAATGACATGTAAATGATAATTAATATCGTTTGCGGGTCCTTTCCGGCGATCCGACCTATTACGGGGCGGCGACCTCGCAGATTCTCGCTATTTATGAAAATTTTCTGGCATTTGCCGTTTCCGTTCTTCTTCTCGCTAATTCATTGTTTTAACTGCAAACATCCCTGAAAAGAAAGGAAACGATAAGCCTTAAAAACGGCTAAATAACCAGAGGGCGTTTCCTTTCTCTGTTTTCGTGCATGGAGTGAGCTATGGAGGTCAACAAAAAGCGTCTTTCTGAAATATTTGGGGTCAGCGTGCGAACCATTCAGAACTGGCAGGATCAGGGAATGCCTGTAGCACGTGGTGGCGGAAAAGGTAATGAGGTCCTCTATGAATCTTCCGCGGCTATTGAATGGTATTCCGCACGCGACGCGGCGATTGAGAATGAGAAATTACGGAAGGAGGTGGAAGACCTTCGTCTTGCCTCGGAATCCGACCTCCAGCCAGGTACGATTGACTATGAGCGTCACCGCCTTACCCGGGCGCAGGCAGACGCCCAGGAACTAAAAAATGCAAAAGATTCCGCTGAGGTGGTGGAAACCGCATTCTGCACGTTCGTGTTGTCGCGGATGGCCGGAGAAGTAGCCAGCATTCTTGATGGAGTTCCTCTGTCGGTTCAGCGGCGCTTCCCGGAGCTGGAAAACCGACATATTGATTTCCTGAAGAAGGACATCATTAAGGCCATGAACAAAGCAGCTGCGCTGGATGAAATAATACCGGGGTTGCTGAGTGAATATATCGAACAGTCAGGTTAAGGGGCTGCAACACTCTGCGCGCGCAGGGCTACTTTCGCTGTACCGGCCTGAGCCGCAAACGGCGGTTGAATGGGCAGACGATAATTACTATCTCCCTAAAGAGTCGGCCTATCAGGAAGGGCGCTGGGAAACGTTGCCGTTTCAGCGCGCGATCATGAATGCGATGGGTAACGACTACATTCGTGAAGTTAACGTTGTTAAGTCTGCCCGTGTTGGCTATTCAAAAATGTTGCTGGGTGTTTATGCGTATTTTATTCAGCACAAGCAGCGAAATTCCCTTATCTGGCTGCCCACTGATGGTGACGCCGAAAACTTCATGAAGTCGCATGTTGAGCCAACGATCCGCGATATTCCGTCACTTCTGGCGCTGGCCCCCTGGTATGGCAAAAAGCACCGGGACAATACGCTCAGTATGAAACGCTTCTCCAACGGTCGCGGGTTCTGGTGTCTGGGTGGTAAGGCGGCGAAAAACTATCGTGAAAAGTCAGTGGATGTTGCCGGCTATGACGAACTCGCTGCTTTTGATGAGGATATTGAGAAAGAGGGTTCCCCGACGTTTCTCGGTGATAAACGTATTGAGGGCTCTGTCTGGCCCAAATCTATTCGCGGATCAACGCCAAAAACAAAGGGGACCTGCCAGATTGAGCGTGCTGCCAGCGAGTCCGGGCATTTCATGCGTTTTCATGTTGCCTGTCCGCACTGTGGTGAAGAGCAGTACCTTAAATTCGGCGACAAAGAGACCCCGTTCGGGCTGAAATGGACACCGGGCGAACCCTCCAGCGTCTTTTACCTGTGTGAACATAATGCCTGCGTCATTAAGCAGCAGGAGCTGGATTTCACTGAAGCTCGTTACATCTGCGACACCACCGGGATCTGGACGCGCGACGGTTTATCCTGGTTTTCATCAACAGGCACCGAAATCGACCCGCCAGATAGCGTGACGTTTCACATCTGGACGGCATACAGCCCGTTTACCACCTGGGTACAGATCGTTAAAGACTGGCTAAAAACGAAAGGGGATACCGGAAAGCGTAAAACCTTCGTGAACACCACTCTGGGCGAAACATGGGAGCCTAAAATTGGTGAACGGCCTGACGCGGAGCTCATGGCCGAACGCAAAGAGTTCTTCGGGGCATCCGTACCGGAGCGTGTTGCTTATCTGACAGCCGGGATCGACTCCCAACTGGATCGATATGAAATGCGCGTCTGGGGATGGGGGCCCGGTGAGGAAAGCTGGCTGATTGACCGGCAGATCATTATGGGCCGTCATGATGATGAAGCGACCCTCGTCAGGGTGGACGAGGCGATTAACAAAACCTATCTCCGAAAGAATGGCGTGGAAATGTCGGTATCCCGTATCTGCTGGGATATCGGCGGTATTGATCCCACCATTGTCTACAATCGCTCAAAAAAGCATGGACTGTTTCGCGTGATCCCAATTAAAGGGGCTTCCGTTTACGGAAAGCCTGTGGCGAATATGCCGCGCAAACGCAACAAGAACGGCGTTTATCTGACGGAAGTGGGGACTGATACCGCAAAAGAGCAGATTTATAACCGCTTCACACTTCAGCCGGAAGGGGGGGATCCTCTTGCCGGTGCCGTGCATTTTCCCAATAACCCCGAAATTTACGATCTGGCTGAGGCACAGCAGCTTACTGCTGAGGAGCAGGTTGAAAAATGGGTGGACGGGCGTAAGAAAATCGTCTGGGACAGCAAAAAGCGACGAAATGAGGCGCTGGACTGCTTCGTGTACGCGCTGGCTGCCCTGCGGATCAGTATTTCGCGATGGCAACTGAATCTTGATTCACTGCTCGCGAGCCTGCTGGAGGAAGAGGGGAACCGGACCAATAACAAAACCCTGGCTGATTATGCCAGGGCATTATCTGGAGATGAATAATGGCGACACAGACTGATCTGGATGCCGCCCGCGCTGCGTTGCACGATCTCATGATGGGAAAGCGGGTGGCAACGGTGCAAAAAGACGGCCGGCGGGTTGAGTTTACCGCGACCTCCGTCAGTGACCTGAAAAAATACATTGCCGAACTTGAGTCACAGGTTGGCACCACTCCACGACGCCGGGGACCGGCAGGATTTTACGCATGAAAACACCTGCTTTGTTAGGACCGGACGGTAAAACCGCTCTGCGGGATTATGCCGGATATCATGGCGGTGCTGGTGGCTTTGGCGGTCAGCTCCGCGCCTGGAATCCACCGAGTGAAAGCGCAGATGCTGCGTTATTGCCTAATTTTTCCCGTGGTAACGCGCGCGCTGACGATCTGGTCCGCAATAACGGCTATGCGGCAAACGCGGTACAGCTCCATCAGGACCACATTGTAGGGTCGTTTTTCCGGCTCAGTTATCGGCCCAGCTGGCGTTTTCTTGGCATTGGAGAGGAAGAGGCCCGGGCGTTCTCCCGTGAAGTTGAGGCGGCCTGGAAAGAATTTGCGGAGGATGATTGCTGCTGCATTGATGCGGAACGTAAGCGTACATTCACCATGATGATCCGTGAAGGTGTATCCATGCATGCGTTTAACGGTGAGTTATGTGCACAGGCCACCTGGGACAGTGATTCCACGCGTCTTTTCCGCACACAGTTCAAAATGGTGAGCCCGAAACGCATCAGCAACCCCAATAACGCCGGAGACACGCGAAACTGTCGGGCAGGTGTCAGAACAAATGACAGTGGAGCCGCGCTGGGATATTACGTCAGCGAAGATGGCTATCCGGGGTGGATGGCGCAGAAGTGGACCTACATCCCGCGTGAGCTGCCCGGCGGACGGCCTTCCTTTATCCACGTATTTGAACCCCTGGAAGATGGGCAGACACGCGGTGCCAACGTGTTTTACAGCGTCATGGAGCAAATGAAAATGCTCGATACACTGCAGAATACGCAGCTCCAGAGCGCGATTGTCAAGGCGATGTATGCCGCTACGATTGAAAGTGAGCTGGATACGCAAACCGCGATGGACTTTATTCTCGGCTCAGACAGTAAAGAGCAGCAAAGCAAGATGACCGGCTGGCTGGGGGAGATGGCCTCGTACTATACCGCGGCGCCGGTTCGTCTCGGCGGTGCGAAGGTGCCGCATCTGATGCCGGGCGACTCCCTGAATCTTCAGTCAGCGCAGGACACTGACAACGGCTATTCGACGTTTGAACAGTCTCTGCTGCGCTACATTGCTGCAGGGCTGGGTGTGTCATATGAGCAACTCTCTCGCAACTATTCGCAGATGAGTTATTCCACCGCCCGCGCCAGTGCTAACGAGTCCTGGGCGTACTTTATGGGGCGTCGAAAATTTGTTGCCTCACGCCAGGCCTGTCAGATGTTTTTATGCTGGCTGGAAGAGGCCATTGTTCGCCGCGTGGTGACATTACCGTCTAAAGCCCGGTTCAGTTTTCAGGAGGCGAGAAGCGCCTGGGGAAATGCTGACTGGATCGGCTCCGGGAGAATGGCCATTGACGGTCTGAAGGAGGTGCAGGAGGCTGTCATGCTCATTGAAGCGGGGCTGAGCACCTATGAGAAGGAATGCGCCAAACGCGGGGAAGACTATCAGGAAATCTTTGCCCAGCAGGTTCGTGAAACGATGGAGCGCCGCGCAGCGGGACTTAAACCGCCAGCGTGGGCGGCTTCGGCCTTTGAGTCTGGACTGAAAAAATCGAATGAGGAGGGGGCCGATGACGCCAGAGCTGCGTAATCTCCCGCACATTGCCAGTATGGCCTTCAATGAGCCGCTTTTACTTGAACCCGCCTATGCGCGGGTTTTCTTTTGCGCGCTCGCTGGTCAGTTAGGTATCACCCGTCTGACCGACACCGTGTCGGGCGTTACGCTTGGCGCAGAGCAGATGGCTGAACCGCTGGCACTCTTTGGTGATGATGAGGAAATGGGGCCAAAGCCGGCGCGAAGCTACCAGGTCACTGATGGTATCGCGGTGCTGCCTGTTTCCGGAACGCTGGTCAGTAAAACCCGCTCACTCCAGCCGTATTCGGGGATGACGGGGTACAACGGCATCATCGCCCGCCTCCAGCAGGCAATCAGCGATCCGGGTGTAGACGGCATTCTTCTGGATATGGATACGCCAGGTGGAATGGTGGCGGGTGCCTTTGACTGTGCGGACATCATCGCCCGCATGCGGGATATCAAACCCATCTGGGCGTTAGCCAACGATATGAACTGCAGCGCTGGCCAGCTGATTGCCAGTGCGGCATCACGTCGGCTTGTGACCCAGACAGCCAGAACGGGATCCATCGGGGTCATGATGGCCCATAGCAATTACGGCGCCGCCCTTAAAACCAGCGGTGTTGAGGTCACGTTGATTTACAGCGGCGATCACAAGGTGGATGGGAACCCCTACGAGAAATTACCCAAAGAGGTACGTGCAGATTTTCAGGCGCGTATTGACGCTACCCGGCAGATGTTCGCTGAAAAGGTGGCGGGTTATACCGGCATGTCGGTTCAGGCCGTTCTTGATACTGAAGCGGCTGTGTTTTCAGGCCAGGAATCAGTAGACAACGGCCTGGCGGAGCAGCTGGTCAACAACATGGATGCGCTGAACGTTATGCGCGATGCAATTAATAAACGAACGATGATTTCCCGAGGAGGAAGCATGAAAGGTACTACTGCATCCGCAGATACCACTCAACCAGCAGCATCTGCTGACCAGACCGTGACCACCGTTGACGCGCCTGCTGTGGTCGTTACTGACCCTGCCGCTTGCGCAACTGTTGATATCAGCAGCCAGGTGGCAGCGGCGGTCGCAGCCGAAAACGGTCGCATTATGGGGATCCTGAACTGTGAAGAAGCGAAAGGGCGTGAATCACAGGCGCGTGCGCTGGCAGAAACGCCGGGAATGACCGTGGAAAGTGCTCAGCGCATTCTTGCCGCAGCACCTCAGAGTGCTCTGGCGCGCACGGATACCGCGCTGGATCGTCTGATGGAAACCGCACCCGGCACCGTAACGGCAGGTAACGCTTCTGCTGATGCGGGTGACGATTTGTTAAATACGCCTGTTTAAGAGGTCAACATGTCTAACACTGAACAATTTACTCACAATCAGCCCCTCGGGAACAGTGATCCGGCGCATACCGGTTATGCACCCGGTGAACTGACGAAAGCCGTACCGGCGATGACGCCTCTGATGCTGGATGCCACTTCCGGCAAGCTGACCGTCTGGGATGGCCAGCATGCTGGGGCTGCCTGTGGCATTCTGGCTGTTTCCGCGGACCAGAGCAACACAGAGCTGGCATTCTATAAGTCCGGCTCTTTCCGTATTGAAAATGTGCTCTGGCCGGATGCGGTGACGGATGAACACATCAAGCGCAACGCGTTCACGGGTACAGCTATCAGCATCGTCTGACACCCGACTTAACAGTAACCATCATCCACAGAAGCCGCCATCGCGGCTTTTTTTACGGGAAAAATCTATGTCAATTTACACAACTGCCCAACTGCTGGCGGTCAATGAGAAGAAATTCAAATTCGATCCGCTTTTCCTGCGTATCTTCTTCCGTGAAAGCTACCCCTTCAGCACCGAGAAGGTGTATCTGTCGCAAATCCCGGGCATGGTCAACATGGCGCTGTACGTCTCGCCTGTTATTTCCGGCAAGGTTATCCGCTCCCGTGGTGGCGCAACGTCAGAGTTCACGCCGGGTTATGTCAAGCCCAAGCACGAGGTAAACCCGCAGATGACGCTGCGCCGCCTGCCGGATGAAGACCCGCAAAATCTGGCTGACCCGGCCTACCGCCGCCGTCGCATTATCCTGCAGAACATGAAGGATGAAGAACTGGCGATTGCTCAGGTGGAAGAGAAACAGGCTGTGGCTGCTGTTCTCAACGGTAAATACACCATGACCGGCGAAGCGTTTGAACCGGTTGAGGTGGATATGGGACGCAGTGCCGGAAACAACATCATCCAGGCAGGTGCTGCGGCATGGAGCACCCGCGACAAAGAAACCTATGATCCCACTGACGATATTGAAACCTATGCGCTGAACGCCAGCGGCGTGGTCAATATTATCGTCTTTGATCCGAAGGGCTGGGCGTTGTTCCGTTCATTCAAAGCGGTAAAAGAGAAGCTCGACACCCGTCGCGGTTCTAACTCTGAACTGGAAACGGCGCTGAAAGATCTGGGTGAAGCGGTCTCCTATAAGGGAATGTATGGCGATGTGGCCATTGTCGTTTACTCTGGGCAATACATTGAAGACGACACCAAAAAGAACTACCTGCCGGATTTGAGCATGGTGCTGGGTAATACCCAGGCGCGCGGTTTGCGCACCTACGGCTGCATTCAGGATGTTGATGCCCAGCGTGAAGGCATTAACGCTTCCACGCGTTATCCGAAAAACTGGGTACAGACAGGCGATCCGGCGCGTGAGTTCACCATGATTCAGTCTGCACCGCTGATGCTGCTGGCTGACCCGGATGCGTTCGTGTCTGTCAAACTCGCCTGATATTCATCTGCGGCCCTGCGGGGCCCTGTTCCGGAGTTGTTCTTATGACTGAAAAAGAAAAGTTGATTGCGCGGCTTAATGAGCTTGGCGTGCAGCTTGATCGGGAAGTGAATACCAGTGGCACCATTCAGGAGCTCTCTATGCGCATTGCAGAGCTGGAGGAAGAACTGAATGACGGCACGGATACCGATAGTGTTGAAAATGGTGGCGTGAGTGATGGTAGTGCATCCACCGGCGCCGTAGAACCCGTGCCGCCAGTGGATACTGTGTTAAGTGGCAGAACAGATGACGCGCTGATGGCCGTCGAAGCGCTGGCCACGCTGCACATTGAGGCGCTGCACGCGACCCGCGATGAACGGGTATCTATTGTCGAGGCGGGGGCCGTGATCCGCGTGAAAGAAGCGGATGCGGACAGCCTGGTTGCACTCGGACTGGGCCGCGAGCACTAACAGGGGGCTGTGTGGCTGATTTCGATAACCTTTTTGATGCTGCAATAACACAGGCCGATGACACTATTCGGCAGGTTATGGGGACTTCTGCAACAGTAACGTCCGGCGCGATTTCTGGCGTCACGTTGAGTGGCGTTTTCGATGATCCGGAAAATATCGGTTACGCCACACCCGGCATCCGTGTCGAGGGGACCAGCCCGTCGCTGTTTGTTAAATCAGCAATGATTGGGCAACTGGCGCGGCTGGACACGCTGGATATTAACGGAAAGCCTTTCTGGGTTGATCATATTGGTCCTGATGACTGTGGATCCTGCCATGTCTGGCTCGGTACGGGTTCTCCTCCCGCAGCGACCCGGCGCCGTTAAGGGGAAACTATGTCTTTAAAAGGGCTTGAGCAGGCTATAGCAAACCTGAACAGCATCAGCAATACGGCGGTTCCGCGGGCCTCGGCGCAGGCTGTTAACCGTGTCGCCACCCGGGCAGTCAGCCGAAGCGTTGCCGTGGTCTCGAAAGATACGCGGGTGCCACGCAAGCTGGTAAAACAACGCGCGAGGATAAAACGTGCCACGGCGAAAAAGCCGATGGCAATGATTCGCGTGAACCGGGGCAACCTGCCCGCGATAAAGCTGGGTACCGCCAGCGTACGGTTATCCCGCAGAAAACGGGATAAAAAAGGGGCCAATAGTGTGTTGCGTATTGGCCCTTTTCGTTTCCCCGGTGCCTTTATTCAACAACTGGAAAATGGCCGCTGGCATGTGATGCGAAGGACATCCAGACCCCGCTATCCGATCGAAGTGGTCAGCATTCCACTGGCAGCGCCACTGACGACCGCATTTAAAGATGAGCTGCCGAAGCTCATGGAATCGGATATGCCTAAAGAACTTCGGGCATCCCTTAAAAACCAACTCAGGCTGATTCTGAAACGATGAAACACACTGATATTAGAAAGGCCATTATTGATGCGCTGGAGAGCCATATTGGTAAAGGCGCGCTCTATTTTGACGGACGTCCAGCGGTACTGGAGGAGGGGGATTTTCCGGCGGTCGCTGTCTTCCTGACGGATGCCGGGTATACCGGCGAAGAACTGGATGCTGATATCTGGCAGGCCACGCTGCATATCGAAATCTTTTTACCAGCGCAGGTACCCGATTCCGAGCTCGATGACTGGATGGAGTCACGTATTTATCCGGTGCTTGGCAATGTGCCAGGTCTTTCCCTGCTGATCAATAACATGGTGCAGCAAGGGTATGACTACCAGCGCGATGATGATCTTGGGCTGTGGAGTTCGGCTGATTTGAAATATTCCATTACCTACGAAATGTGAGGACGTAATGACTACACCAAACCCACTGGCGCCGGTAAAGGGTGCCACCACCACGCTCTGGATTTATTCCGGATCGGGTAACCCGTTCGCTAACCCGTTATCGGATGTTGACTGGACGCGCCTGGCAAAGATTAAAGACCTGCAGCCCGGTGAACTGACTGCCGAATCAAACGACGACACCTACCTGGACGACGATGATGCCGACTGGACTGCTACCTCGCAGGGCCAGAAATCGGCGGGGGAGGCCAGTTTTACGCTGGCCTGGAAACCTGCCGAGAGCGGACAGCAGGATCTGGTTCGCTGGTTTGATGACGGTACCGTGCTGGCGTACAAAATCAAATACCCGAATGGCGCCATCGATGTGTTCCGTGGCTGGGTAAGCAGCCTGGGTAAAACGGTGACGGCAAAAGACACCATTACCCGTTCTGTCAAAATCAGCAACAACGGCAAACCAGGTCTTGCTGAAGACAGCGCTGCTGCAGCGATTGCCGTAACCGGCGTCAGCCTGGATAAATCGACCACCACCGTTGCGGTTGCTGCCACCACCACGCTGAATGTCACCGTGGCGCCAGCCAGCGCAAGCGATCAATCTTTCCGGGCCACCACCACGGATGCAGGTAAAGCCACGGTGACTGTCGCCGGTACGGTGCTGACGGTAACCGGCATTGCCGCCGGAACCGCTGACATTATCGTGATGACCAATGACGGGTTGTTTGTCGCGACCTGTAAAGTCACCGTTTCCTGACTTCCGGGGCTGTGGCCCCGCTTTCCGGAGTAACTCATGTTTTTAAAAAGTGAACCGTTCGAACGTAACGGTAATACAGTCACGCTCTACGAGCTGTCGGCACTGCAGCGTATTGAACATCTTGAACACCTGAAGGCGCTGGAAAGTATCACCGATGCCGACATGCAGGCGGCGGTGGATATGACGATTAAATCCGGCGCACTGCTGGTGGCCATGTCGTTATGGCATGGGCACCCCCTGAAAGGGACGCACAAAACGCCGAAAGAAGACGTAGAGCAGATCCAGAATGAAGTGCTGATGACCTGGCCGCTGGAGATTGTTTCCGCAGCAGAGTACAGCGTGAAGCTGCTGTCAGGCATGGTGCCTTTGCAGGAAGCGAATGAACCAGAGGATGTCGCTGTGACTGAGCCGGTTAGTCTGGAAAAGTCCTCGCCAGTGAGCTGACATTCGTCCTGAAACTGGCGCGTGAATTTCGTCGCCCGGACTGGCGCGCCATGCTTGCTGGTATGTCGTCAACGGAATACGCCGACTGGCGAACGTTCTACCAGGACAATTTTTTTAATGATGTGCAACTGGATGCGCATTTTTCCTCGCTGATGCATATCGTCATTACCGCGCTTGACCCCAAAACCACATCAACCCCTGCCAGCTTCAGCCTGCTTTCACCTTCTGCGGAGGATATTGCCGATGATGAACCCGGTGACGCAGTGCTGATGGCAAAGGCCGAGGGCATTTCAGGAGGCGTTCGCTATGGCCCAGACGGCAGTGGGTGACCTGGTCGTTAACCTTGACGTTAATTCGTCAAAGTTCAACGAGCAGATGGAGTACGTAAAACGGCAGTTTAAGCAGACGGGTGACGCAGCGAATGATTCAGCGCTGAAGGTGCAGCAGTCATTTACCCGCCAGGAGAGCGCCGCGAAGAAGGCCGGTATTTCTGTAGGCCAGTACAACGCCGCGATGCGTATGCTGCCTGCGCAGTTTACGGATATCGCCACCCAGCTTGCCGGTGGGCAAAGTCCGTGGCTCATCCTGCTGCAGCAGGGCGGTCAGGTGAAAGACTCCTTCGGCGGTATCATGCCGACCTTCAGGGCGCTGCTGGGCACCATATCTCCGGTGATGGTGGGGGTTGGCGCGCTGGCTGCCGCCACCGGTGCGGTGGTTTACGCCTGGTATCAGGGCTCGTCCACTCTTTCTGATTTCAACAAAACGCTGGTTCTGTCCGGAAACACTGCCGGGCTGACCTCAAACCGCATGCTGGTACTGGCGAAATCAGGCGAGCAGGCGGGACTCACGTTTAACCAGACCAGCAGCGCGCTGACGGAGCTGGTTAACGCCGGAGTGCGCGCCGGTGCCCGGTTCGATGAGATGAGTCAGGCGGTAGCGAAATTCACCGATGCGTCAGGTGTGCCGGTTGATAAGGTGGCGGCGGCATTCGGCAAACTGACGAACGATCCGACCTCTGGTCTGATTGCCATGGCGCAGCAGTTCCACAACGTTACCGCGGAACAGATTGCTTATGTGGCGCAACTGCAACGCGCCGGGGATGAAGCAGGGGCGCTGCAGGCAGCTAATGATGCGGCGACGAACGGTTTTCGTGAGCAGACAAAGAGCCTGCGCGACAATATGGGGTCGATTGAGTCTGCTGCTGACAGCCTGAAGCGTGCCTTTAAATCGATGTGGGATGCGGCGCTCGATATCGGGCGGCCTGATACCACGCAGGAGATGGTTGCCAAAGCGGAAGAGGCCTTTAAGCGGGCGGATGAAATCTGGAATCTGCGTAAAGGTGATGGTTATGTCAATGATGATGCGCGCGCCAGCTACTGGAACGATCGGGAGTCTGCCCGCCTTGCACTGGAAATGGCGCAGCAGCAGGCCAGTGTGGCAAAGGCCACTGAGGATAACGCCACCCGCGAGGCGGTGATTGAATCTGACCGCCAGAAGTATGCCGCGCAGGCGCAGTCGAATTATGCAAAGACGCAGACTGCGCTGGAGAAGTACACGGCCCGTCAGAATGAACTGAACAAGGCGCTGAAAGAAGGACGGATCCTCCAGGCTGACTACAACATCAATCTGGAAGCTGCGAAAAAAGAATACGACGACTCGCTGAAGAAACCCAAAGCCCCTTCAGCGGTAAAAACACCTGCAGGTGTAAAAAGTGTCGATACTGCCAGCGCGCAGACGCTGGAGCTGGAGGCGCAGTTACGCACTCTGCAGGAGCATAAGAGCATCACGGATACCATCAGCCAGCAGCGGCAGGAGCTCTGGCGCCAGCAGTCACGGTTTACTGTACTTGAAGAAGCCGCGAAAACACGAACCCTTTCCACTCAGGAAAAATCCTTACTGGCCAGCAAGGATGAAGTCCTTTCCCGCGCAGAGGTTAACGCGCGTCTCGGTGATCAGATCATGGCGCAGGAGCGCCTGAACCGACTGCAGGATACTTCCCGGAAATACGTCACGCAGATCGGCGAGAAAACGCGGGCGCTGGTTGCTGGTGGTGCGATGAGTAGCCGGGCAGCGCAACGTCAGAATGAAGAGGCACAGCTTCGTCAGGGATGGCTCAATGCGGGGGGTACTGATACCGATCTGGGCTACCAGAATGAACTGAGCGCACTGAAAAACTACTACGCAGCGCAGGACAATCTGCGCGGTGACTGGCTGTCTGGTGCTAAATCAGCATGGGCTGACTATGTCGACTCCGCGACCGATGCATACGGGCAAGTTAAAACAGCGGCAGCCACGTTTGATGGATTCTCGAAAAATCTCGGCGATATGCTGGTATCGGGAAAAGTGAAGTGGTCTGACTTCACCCGCGCTACCCTGTCCATGCTGGCACAAATTTCCATGAAGCAGGCGCTGGTTGGTCTGGCCAGTTCTGCATCAACAGCCATGGGGTTTGCGGGCGGTGGTTTTACTGGTTCAGGTGGGAAGTATGAGCCCGCCGGGGTGGTTCACCGTGGAGAGTTTGTCTTTACGCAGGAAGCCACTAACCGAATCGGTGTCGGCAACCTTTATCGCATGATGCGCGGTTATGCGACTGGCGGTCTGGTCGGGGGGAGTGGTGGTGGCGTTGCTTCTCCTTTTGGTGTCAGCGTGTATGCGCCTGTTTCGGTTACAACAGGCCAGGGGGATTCCGGTCAACAGAAAGGAAGCGGCGATGCGCTGGGGAAAGCCTATCAGCAGGTGATCAATAGTTCCATCAGGGAAGGTATCACCAGAGAGGTCCGGCCCGGCGGCATCATCTGGAATGCAACAAAACAGAGGTAAGCAATGGCGATCGAACATTTTGCATGGCGGATTAAAGCATCCAGCCAGCCGACCCTGAAAAGTAAGGATACCGTCCGCACGGCACAGTTTGGTGATGGTTATAAGCAGGTGTCAGGTGCCGGGCTGAATGATGAAACGCTCAGCTATGAGTTTTCATTTACCGGCGAACCGGAAACCGTCAAGGATATCTATGCTTTCCTGCGGCGCCATAAGACGAAATCATTTTCGTTTACCCCGCCTGGCGGTGATCTTGTGCTGTGGCGCGTTGAGGCAGACAGCCTGCAGCGCGTCATCAAAAGTAAAACAGTGGAAACCGTATCAGCCACGTTTGAACAGGCATTTGCACCATGAGCTTAAACAGTGATTATCAGAAACTTGAGCCGGGCAATGTTGTCCGGCTTTTTGATGTCGATGGCACCGCATTTGGTGTTCCCGACGTTCTCCGCTTCCACGCCCACAATATTGCCCACACTGCCGATGAAATCGCCGCAGCTGGTGGAGATGAAAATAAGCTGCCTGCTAAATCGATCTGGTGGCAAGGACAGGAGTATAAAGCCTGGCCTTGTCAGATAGAGGGTATTGAGACGGCGACCGACGGGACCAGCGCACAGCCAACGCTCTCGGTCGCTAACCTGGATAGTTCCATTACGGCGCTGTGTCTTGCTTATGATGACCTTCTGCAGACGAAGGTCACCATTCATGACACGCTGGCGCAATATCTGGATGCGAAAAACTATCCGGAGGGTAACCTGTCGGCGGATCCTCAGCAGGAAAAGCTGAAGGTGTTTTACATTGACGCCAAGAGCACTGAAACCAACGAGGTGGTGGCGTTTACGTTGTCCAGCCCGATGGATGTGCAGGGGCTGATGATCCCGACACGCCAGCTACATTCGCTTTGTACCTGGTGTATCCGGAACAAATACCGCTCCGGTGATGGATGCGACTATGCCGGGACGCGCTATTTCGACAAGCACAACAACCCGGTTAACGATCCGTCGCTCGATGAATGCCCCGGTACACTCACTGCGTGCAAGTTGCGACATGGCGAGGGGAACGAGTTGCCGTTCGGTGGTTTTCCAGGTACATCCCTGATCAGGAGCTGATATGCGTCAGAAAATTATCGACGCCATTATGGCGCATGCTGCCGCTGAATATCCGCGGGAGAGCTGCGGCGTGGTGGTGCAAAAAAGCAGGGTGCAGCGGTACATTCCCTGCCGTAATCTGGCAACTGATCCGACAGAACATTTCCACCTGTCGCCGGAAGATTACGCCGCTGCCGAAGACTGGGGAGCGGTGATTGCCATTGTCCACAGCCACCCGGATGCCACGACGCAGGCGAGCGAACTGGATAAGGCACAGTGTGACGCTACGTTACTTCCCTGGCATATCGTCAGCTGGCCGGAAGGGGATTTACGCACCATTCAGCCGCGGGGCGAGTTACCGCTGCTGGAACGTCCGTTCGTTCTCGGCCATTTCGATTGCTGGGGGCTGGTGATGAGTTATTTCCGGCAAACGCATGGCATTGAGCTGACGGATTACCGCGTGGATTATCCCTGGTGGGAGGACAGTTACCCCGAAAACTTCTACCACGATTGCTGGTATGAATGCGGATTCCGTGAATTCAGCGGCGCACCGCAGCCAGGTGATATGGTTATCATGCAGGTCCAGGCCAATAAGTGGAACCATGCCGGCATCCTGTTAGAAGGTAACATGCTACTGCATCACCTTTACGGGCATCTTAGCCAGCGTGTTCCTTATGGTGGCTACTGGCAGGAAAGGACGATGAAGATTCTACGTTACAAATCTCTGTGCTAACCTTTTGTGAAACCAAAGGGGATAGGGATATGAAAAAAGCATTATTGGCACTTTCTTTGATAATCACAGCTGGTTGTTCGAGCATGCAGGACCTCCGGAAGGAGCCTGCGTCAAATACTTTTCAATCGAAGAAACAAATTGACGCAGTAGCTGAATGCATACTCGCTGGCTGGCAAGAAGAAAGCCAAAAATATGGAAGCGTTTTTATTCAGCCTTATGACGGTGGTAAAACTGTTTTTACACAATCTCAACTTGAGATGGTTGATTTAATATCGGACGGCGGAATTACCAAGATTGAATTCCGTCATCAAGGTGGCCTATTTGCTTATCGAATCAACAGCCGGATTAAAGTAATAGAACGCTGTATCTAACCAAGACTTAACCCGCTTCGGCGGGTTTTTTTATGGTGAGAATATGAAAGAAGTAATGACAACAATTCAGCTCGGCGGAGTGTTAGGAAAAACCTTCGGTAGAACCCATCAACGACTGATAGCGCGAACTGGTGAAGCTGCTATTGCTTTAAGTAAAACATTGCCTGGTTTCGAAAGCTTCATGATCAGCAGTAAACGTCGCGGATTAACTTTCGCGGTGTTCAAGGGGAAAAGAAATATTGCCGCAGATGAGATGGGGTTTCCCTCTGAAGGCGATGTAGTAAGGATTATGCCTGTAATTATCGGTAGTAAGCGCGCTGGTCTTTTTCAGACGATATTAGGAGCAGTTTTGATAGCTGCGGCTGTCTTTGTTTCTGGCGGAGTTGGCGCTGCGTTCGCTGCTGGTGGATTGACGGGGTTTGCTGCAGCCACTGGCGCCTCGTTGGTCCTCGGTGGGGTTATTCAGCTTCTTTCACCGCAGCCATCAGGCATAGCCAGCAAACAAAGTGCAGATAACCGCGCATCCTACGCATTCGGCGGTGTTACAAATACCGCAACGCAAGGTTACCCAGTACCGCTCCTTTATGGTCGGCGGCGGATAGGCGGGGCGATCATCTCTGCTGGTATATACGTCGAAGACCAGCAATAAAAATTCAATCCTTTGTTCCGGCTGCCTGAGGGTGGCTTTTTTATGGGCGTAATATGGCTACAGCAACCCCGATTAAAGGCCGCAAGGGCGGCAGTTCCAGTTCAAGAACCCCTACCGAACAGCCTGATGATCTGCAATCTGTAGCGAAGGCAAAAATCCTCGTTGCGCTTGGGGAAGGGGAATTTGCAGGGCAACTCACCGGAAAAAATATCTACCTGGACGGCACAGCGTTGGAAAACTCCGACGGTTCCCAAAACTTTAGCGGCGTGACGTGGGAGTTTCGCGCAGGAACGCAGGCACAAAATTACATTCAGGGTATTCCCGGTACCGAAAACGAAATTAGTGTGGGAACTGAGGTATCAAGCGCCACAGCCTGGACGCGTACGTTTACCAATACGCAGCTTTCAGCCGTTCGCTTGCGTCTGAAATGGCCTTCACTGTTTAAGCAGGAGGACAACGGCGATCTGGTAGGGTATTCCATCAATTATGCGATAGACCTGCAGACTGATGGTGGGACCTGGCAAACCGTTCTTAATACCAGCGTAACCGGCAAAACGACGTCTGGTTATGAGCGCAGCCACCGTATTGATTTACCGCAGGCTGGCAGCACCTGGACAATCCGACTGCGTAAGATCACCACTGATGCAAACAGCGCGAAGATCGGCGACACGATGACGCTGCAGAGTTTTACCGAGGTTATTGACGCCAAGCTGCGCTACCCGAATACCGCGCTGCTGTACATCGAATTCGACTCGAGTCAGTTTAACGGTTCAATACCGCAGATCTCCTGTGAGCCTCGCGGGCGCGTGATCCGTATTCCTGATAATTACGACCCTGAAACGAGGGCTTACAGCGGTACATGGCAGGGCGCGTTTAAGTGGGCCTGGACTGATAACCCAGCGTGGATATTTTACGATCTGGTGATTACCGATCGCTTTGGTCTGGGTAATCGCCTGACTGCAGCCAACATCGATAAATGGACGTTGTACCAGGTATCGCAGTATTGCGATCAGCCGGTACCGGACGGAAAGGGTGGAAACGGGACCGAACCACGCTATACCTGTAACGTCTATGTTCAGGACAGGAATGACGCTTACACTGTGTTGCGTGACTTTGCGGCTATATTTCGGGGTATGACGTACTGGGGCGGTGATCAGATTGTTGCGCTTGCTGATATGCCAAGAGATGTGGATTACGCTTACACCCGCGCTAACGTTATCGACGGACGCTTTACCTATTCCAGCAGCACGACAAAAACGCGGTATACCACGGCACTGGTTTCCTGGTCTGATCCGGGTAATGCCTATGCGGATGCGATGGAGCCGGTGTTTGAGCAGCCTCTGGTGGCCCGGTACGGATTTAATCAGCTGGAAATGACAGCCATCGGCTGCACCCGGCAGTCAGAAGCTAACCGAAAGGGGCGCTGGGGTATTCTCACCAACAACAAGGATCGCGTTGTTTCGTTTGATGTTGGCCTGGACGGAAACATTCCGCAGCCGGGATACATCATCGCCGTGTCAGACGAGCTTCTGTCCGGCAAAGTTATGGGCGGCCGCATCAGTGCTGTTAACGGTCGCGTGATTAAACTTGACCGCGTAGCTGATGCAGCAGCAGGCGATCGCCTTATTCTCAATCTTCCTTCCGGTGCGTCACAGAGCAGGACTATTCGGGCGGTTAACGGGGAATCAGTCACAGTCACCACGGCATACAGTGAGACACCACAGGCCGAAGCTGTATGGGTGGTTGAGTCAGATGAACTCTACGCCCAGCAGTATCGTGTTGTCAGTGTCTCCGATAACAATGATGGTACCTTCTCGATTACCGGCGCATGTCACGACCCTGATAAGTATGCCCGTATCGATACCGGAGCCATCATTGACCAGCGGCCGGTGAGTGTGATCCCGCCGGGTAACCAGTCGCCGCCGGCTAACATTGTGATCAGCTCGTTTTCAGTGGTTCAGCAGAATATCAGCGTTGAGACCATGCGGGTGAGCTGGGACCAGGCGCAGAACGCCATCGCCTACGAGGCACAGTGGCGCCGCAATGATGGTAACTGGGTAAACGTGCCGCGCAACTCCACCAACTCATTTGATGTATCGGGTATTTATGCAGGGCGCTACCTCGTGCGTGTGCGTGCCATTAATGCCGCTGAAATTTCCTCTGGCTGGGGCTATTCCGAAGAAAAAAAGCTGACGGGTAAGGTGGGAAATCCGCCAAAACCTGTCGGCTTTGCGACAACGCCGATCAACTGGGGGATTCGCCTGAACTGGGGATTCCCGGCTAACACCGGGGACACGCTGAAAACGGAAATTCAGTACACCGCGAACAGTGATTTCTCGAATCCTCTGTTGCTGTCGGATGTGCCTTATCCGTCTGCCGAATACACCCAACTGGGGTTAAAAGCGGGGCAAGAGTTCTGGTACCGCGCGCAACTGGTAGACAGAACGGGTAATGAATCAGGCTGGACCGACTGGGTTCGGGGTGAATCTAATGCGAATGCTGACGACTACCTGGGCGATATTGCTGATGACTTCCTGACATCTGCCGACGGTGACCGCCTGACTGGCGACATTGATACCAATCTCGAAGCCGCATTGCAGAACGCGCTGGCCAACCATGCAACCGTGGAACACCAGTGGGCGCAGTACGGCGAGGTACGCGCGGATATTCTGGTGGTTAAAACGACCATTGCGCAGGTCGATAAAGCCATGGCTGAAATGTCGACGCAGGTGCAGGCGCAGTTCAATGATGTGACTGCCGCGCTGGAAGATAAGCTCACCGCCGTGGTTGATGCGACCGGGGCATCTGCAATTTACACTCTTAAAACCGGAGTTCGAATAAACGGTGTGATGTATAACGCCGGGATGTCGATTGCCGTGCTGGCCGAAGCGGGTAAGCCGGTAGTCACCCGTGTCGGCTTTAACGCCAATCAGTTCGTCCTGATGAGTGGCAGCGGTGATACACAATATTCTCCGTTTGCTTCTATTAATGGTCAGGTGTTTATCAGCGATGCTTTTATTCAGTATAGTCAAATCACTCTGGCAAAAATTGGCGAACTGCGCTCCGCTAATTATGTTCAGGGACAAACAGGCACCATTATGAAATCAGACGGAACGTTTGAAATGAATGGGGCTGTTGCCGGGGAGGGGGCAACGAAAATGACCAATCTGAATTACAGCGTTAAAGATGGCAATGGCGTTCTCCGCGTGCAGATTGGCAAATTAACAGGGGTATTCTGATGACATGGGGAATTCAGACATGGGACGCAAATGGCGTCCCGAATAACTACGGCATTAAACCTGTTTCTGTGGTGGGAATCATCGATCTTGCTTTAGGTCAGAAAACAGGAAGCTACCAGTTCAACCTTGAGCCTGGCTTAAAGGTTGGGTTTGCAGTTGGTACTCTGGAGGATAAAGGGACAATAAGTTACACAGACAAAAGAAACATTATTGCATCTGGGAACACCATAACAATACAGCCTTCTGGTAGTGATGGGATTAACGATTATCCGGCAATGAAAGTACAGTTAATCGTGTTCGCGGAGGCTGTATGAATGGCTAAATACGGCGCATTGATTTCACTCCCTAACGGTAATCCTTTTATCACGCCTGATTCCACACCCATGACGCTTTACCGAAAGGTCACTGTAAATTCAACTTTGGCTTCGGACTTTAACAGTGCTACGGCATCAGTAGTCATCAGCGGGCAGAAGGGTGGAATTGTATTTGCCAGGACCAGTGCATCTGCAAAGATATCAGCTTCAAAAAATGGCAATACATTCAGTGTTAGTGCGTCTAATTACAGAGGTTCGTCTTTTGTTCTTGAGGCCTATTTTTTTGCTATATATCCGCTTACCCTTCCGGCCTGGGGCGTGGCTATATGGGATGCCGAAGGGACACTGGTACTTACGAATGAGTCCCGGGTATTAAGCGACCTTACAACTATAGGCTCACCCGGCGCTGCAACGGGTGGGCTAAACATCGACGCCTACATGTCGGGTAAATGGGCTGTAAATCCGATGGGGCTGGGGTCTGTTCTTCTGCATGCTGGTTCAGCACCTGGCGGACAACCAATAATCCAGCCTGTGGATGTGGGTACGGGGTGCTTCAATGAAGGTGCGGGAACAAGAATAAAAGGACTTTCATCAACAACAGCAAGTGGTTCTTCAGTCGGAACGACGAATAGCGGGATTGTGATAACGGCGATAAACACAGCCGCATATGATTAAACCGATCGATTTAAACGATCAATTTAAGAATATTGATCTATTAAAACTATTTTTATTATTCAATGCCATTGGTTATTTTTTGTTTAAATAATTAACTCTGGTATCGAAATGAAAAATATAATTATTCCAGTTATTGCCTGTCTGGTGCTTTCAGCATGTTCAGGACCTGTTCTGGAGAAACAGAAACCTGTTTGTCAGGCTGAGTCTGTACTTGGCGGACAGCCACAGTTAGTACAGATTTACGGTGTGCGAAAAGTTGCAAATCAGACTGAGTACAGAGCCGGTTATCCATTTAACTGGCGATGGGTGAATAAAAATAACTTCACCAGTTCGAATTGCCCTTAATGACTTACCAAAAAATAACCCGCTCCGGCGGGTTTTTTATTATCTGAATTCAGGAGATATCCATGTCAGCTGGAACATTAACCCTGACGAATAACTCTGCTGCGGTCGCTGGCAGTGGGACCGCGTTTACCACCGAGGTGGCGGCCGGAGATTTTATTGTTGTTACGGTCGGTGGTGTTCCCTATACGCTTCCGGTTAAGTCCGTGGAAAGTGGCACGGCGCTGACGCTGGTCAGTAACTTCACAGGACCAACACAATCAGGTGCGGCATGGTCAGTTGTTCCTCGTGTGGCGCTGAATATGGTCACTGCCGCAATGGTGGTACAGAATACGGAAGCACTGCGGGGGCTGAATTACGACAAACAGAACTGGCAACTGATATTCAGTAGCAGCGGAGATGTCACAGTAAAATTGCCGGATGGCAGTTCATTCACCGGACCTGCATGGGGCGGTATTGCAGCCACTCTGAGCAGTATTAATCAGGCGTTGACTGGGTTGAGCCAGGAATTAAATAAAAAGTTGTCTAAAAACGCCAATCTGTCAGATTTAACAGATGCATCTGCGGCCCGAAATGCTTTGAGCCTGGGCTCTGCTGCAATGCGAGACGCGACGTCTGCACCAGCAGGAACTGCAGTAATGTCGAAATACCCGGAAGATATGAGAGGAATAAATTCATATGCTGTACCTAATGCCTACCCTATGGGTATTACCGCGGGTATTCATACCGGGAAGATATTAGGGTTACCAGCAGACAGAGCGATTGGCCTGATAAACCTTCGTCCATGGCCAGACGACTCAGCAGCTGAAATGAATTTTCAGCTGTTTTCTTATTCAAACAATGGCGTGCCTTCCTGTGGCATTGTTGTCCCGAAATACGCTCCCGTGGGGAATGCGTGGTATTACGAAGCTCCTGCTTATTTCTGGCACACCCGAAACACAGTAATTGACAGTAATGGCTTTTTAAAACGCTCCTCGCCAGTAATGAAACTGTTTAGTGACGGAACATCTGAATGCACAACAGAAGCCGAAGGTTGTGTATCTGAACGAATTGATACGGGACAATATCTTATCAGCGGCTGTATGGGCCTGAATGCTGATGCTGCATGGGGGGGGGTCGATGGCGGTTTTGAAATCCCGGTCGACAGAAACAAGCAACCCCGCATCTGGCTGGACTACAAAGTCAATGCTGATGGCTCTGTACAGGTCAGAACGTATCACCGGGTTCATCCCTCCGCGCCTCCTTTTGCTCAGAACAGAATAGGGAACACCGATATTGACGGCGTGTTTACAGAGACAGTGGCTGACAGTGAGCCTGTCGATATTCCGGCAGATTCTTTTGTGTCTGTGCGTGTGGAAATGCCGGAAGACAGTATCTGGAACAGGATGCAGAAAGAGACACGTGAAGCGACAGAAAAAGCTGAACGGGAGCGCCAGCAAAATCAGCAGGATACTCAGTCGTAAAAATTATAACTACCGAAACCATGCCGTATGCAAGAGCATGATTGCGGCTGACTGGTTCACGTCCGATAGTGCGAGTATTGAATGATTGCCAGTCCGCTTTGAGCGAGGAGCAGAAGTTCGTAATCCCTTTAGACAATCCTCCTGGGAGGTTATGATAAAAGATACAGCCATAAAGCCTAAAGGGAGTGGACATGACATTGTTTGAGGAATGTAAGGAACTGCTCAAGACAGATTTTAATGTTGTGGAAGGGGAT